GATCGGCTGCCAGCTGCTGGATGTGCCCGATTTGCAAGTCTCGCTGAACGGCACGGCCCCGGCCGGCAGCATATCCATGACCTATATCCCCGACCCGTCCGATGGCGATCTGGTGGCAGAGTTGCGGGCGCTGGGGACGGAATACATCCTTGACCGGGAAATCGTGTTCTGGGTGCAGCCCATCGGGGCGATGGCCGAGTTTCACGCCCCGGTGCATGCGCCAATCCGCTGGTTGACCCGCAAGGGCGCCAGCGTGGCGTTTGATCTGTCGGGGCCGATGGAGCGGCGCATCACGCTCAATTTCGAGAGCATCGGCGCGGGCCGGAACACCGCGTCGCGGCTGACCAACACCACCAATGATCACGCGGCGCTGATCGGCGCGGCCAATTCCTCGCTGCGCTTCGCGCCAACCGATACTTTCCAAGAGCAAAAGCTGTTCGGATGACCCCTCTCTATGTCGAGTTGAACCGCTGGCGGAGGCTGACCTACCGCTGGGGCGAGGCGGATTGTGTCACGCTCTGCGCCGACTGGTGTGTGCGCTGCGGCTGGACCGATCCTGCCGCCGATCTGCGGCTGACCTATGAAAGCATGTCCGAATGCCAGCGCGTCACGCGGTTTTTCTCGAACCCGTTGGCCGCGGTGGCACCGCGCATGGCGGTGGCGGGTCTGGCCCAGACCGCGCAGCCGGTGGCGGGGGATGTGGGAATTGTTCTTCAGATCGCGCCGGGGGTGACGCGGCCCCATGCGGCCCTGTGCCTGGGCGAGACATGGGCGGTGAAAGAGACATCGGGCGCAGTGACGGCATTCCGCCCGCAGAAGATCCTTGGTGCTTGGGGGGTAGGCTATGCGCATCCGTAATCTGGCGCTCGCCGCGCTTCTGTCCACCACATGCTTGGCGGGGCAGGCGAAGGCCGATCCGGTCACCGCCTTCATCGGCGGGTTTCTGAACGCAGCAGGCTTTGGCACCTATCTAGCGACGGGCGCCGTGGGGGCGTGGAGCGCGGGTTTCACCGCCGGTTCATGGCTCGCAGGCGGATCGCTGCTGTCGCGGGTGGTGCTGTCCGTTGGCCTGTCGGCGCTGTCGCAGGCTCTGATGCCCACGCCCTCGGTCCCGTCACCCTCCGACCGGCAGGTCAATTGGGCACAGCCGATATCCTATCAGGAGCGGGCTTATGGCCGCGTCCGCAAAGGCGGGCCGTTTTGTTTCTCGGCGGCCAGCCGGGCCGATGTCACCAACCCGGACGGCGTGGATGATCGGTTCAAGCGGCATTACGGCATCCTGATCGCCGCCCACAGCACGCGCGGGCCGGTACAGCACTTTCTGGACAAGCGCCCGGTCGAGCTGGAGGGCGATTTCGTCAGCACGGAGCCGATCTGGTATGACGGCAAAGGGCGGTGGGCATGGCATGGCTCCATTCGCACCTATACCGGCCAGCCGGGGCAGGCGGTCGATCCAATCTGGGATGCAGTGTTCCCCGAGGTCACCGCTGCCGATGATTTCAAGGGTTTGTCTTACGCCGCGCTTTACGCCGCCCGGCCGCCGAACAACGTTTTCCAGCGGATCTACCCGACCGGGCGGGAATGGGTCTATGCGCCGGTCTGGGATGGTTGCGATACGGTCTATGACCCGCGCACCGAAACGTCGGACTGGACCGACAATGCGGCGCTGATCATCGCCGATGTGGCGCAGCACTATGGGTTTGCCGTCGATTGGGATGAGGTCGCGGCCGAGGCGGATATCAGCGACCAGCCGGTGACCAACCGCGACGGCGGCACACAGCGGCGCTGGACGATCAACATGGTGATCGACAGCAGCATGACCTGGGAACAGGTCCGGGCCGAGATGATGAAGGCCTGTGACGCCTTTTTCTACGAACGGCGCGACGGCAAGCTGGGCTTCAAGGTCGGCTACTACAGCGCGCCGACCGTCACGCTGACCGATGCGGATTTCCTGTCCATCTCGATCCGCGACCGGGCGTGGGGCTCGGATGTGATCGGGCAGGTGGCAGTCAAATACGTCGAACCGGCGCTGGATTATCAGGAGGAGCTGACCGGCGCAGTGGTGGCCGATCCGCAGGGCGACCGGCACGAAGAGCCATGCGGGGCGATCAACAGCCACAATCAGGGCTGGCGCGTGGGGTATCGCTGGCTGGCGACGGCGCGGCCGCCCTATTCGGTCAGTGGCACCATCGGTCCCATCGGATATGAGTGCATGGAACAGCGGTTCCTGCGTATCACCCATGAGGAGGCGGGCTTTGATGAGGTAGTCGAGGTTTCGCGGCTGACGCGCAACGGCAGCAGCCACACGTTTTCGCTGGATGTGGTTTCGGTCGATGCGGGCGATTTCGACCCCGACGCGCTGACGCTGGAACCGGCCCGCCCGCTGCGCGCGGTGGTGGCCGAGGATGGCGATGTCGTGGCCCCGGCCAGCCTGACCGGCGAGGCGGTCGAGGGCACCGGCGGCGTGGCGCTGATCGAATGGGCATGGCCGGTGCAGCCCGAGGATCTGCGCCAGCAGCTGCAAATCCGCTCCGTCGATGCTGGCGTACCGGATTGGCAGATTGTGGATGCGGGCGAGGGGCAATCCTCGCTGGTCTCGACCGGGCTGGTCGATGGCGCCACCTATGAGGCGCAGGTCCGCAACCGGACGCCGGGCGGCCGGGTCTCGCCATGGTATCCTGCCGTGCCGCTGGCTGTGGTCGCGGTGGCCAATAGCACGGCGCCGGCGGCGCTGGCGGCCTTCGGGGCGAGCGTGTCCGGGTCGGACGCGGTGTTGACCTTCACCGCGCCAAATGACCCGCAATATGCCGCGACGCGGATCTGGCGCGCCGACGGGTCCACCAGTTTCGGGGATGCGGTGGCAATCCGCACGGAGTTCGGCGCGCCGAATGCGGCGGACAGCTATACTGACGTGGGGCCCGGCGTCGGGTCGCACAGCTATTGGGCCGAGCCGATCAATGGCTCTGGCATCGCGGGGCCGCGCAGCGGGCCGCAGACCATCACCATCATCTGAGAGGATCACATGGCAACCACTGTCGCCGGTCCCGTCCGCCTGCCGGACGGGTCGCAGCCCAGCCATGGCCGGGTGCTGTTCGCCCCGCGCGCGCCGATTGTCGGCTCGCCCGTGGTCACCACCAGCCCGGTCGCGGCCAAGATCACGGCGGGCGCGATCAGCATCGCTCTGGAGGGCGCGGCAGATGGCAGCCGCTATGCCGTGGCGGTCGAGCATTGGAGCGCGGTCGAGGGCCGTCTGCTGACCACCGATCTGCCCGACATCGTGGTGACGGACAGCGGCACGGTCACGATTGCGGATGTGGTGGCGCTGGATGTGCCCGAGGGGCCGCAGGAACACCGTATCAAGCGGGGCGATTCCCTGAGCCTTGGTTGCGTCTATGCCGACCGGCTGGGGCGCGCGCGGCCGTTGACGGGCATCACTGCCACCTCGTCCCTGCGCGGCCCGGATGGCGTGACGCGGGCACTGGTGGTGACAGTGCTGGATGAAGCGGCGGGTGAGTTCGAGGTGTCGATGGCGCCCAGCCAGACGGCGGCGCTGCCCCTCGGTCCCCACGCCTGGGACATCAAATTCGCGGTCGGCGGGCGCGTGGATCGCACCGTCACAGATATTGTCCATATTGATCAGGAGGTCACGCCGTGACGGATCGTGTTGTCGTATTCAGGGGCGGCACCTTGCCTACTGGCGGCGTATCGCCGGGTGATCTGGCGTCAGAGGCGGGCGCTCGGGCTGCGGCGGATGCATCTCTGCAATCGCAGATCGACGGAAAGGCGTCTTCGTCGGCACTTTCCGCTGAGGCGACAGCGCGTGCCGAAGCTGACGCTGCATTGCTCGATCTGGCCTCGGCTGGCGATCAGGTGCGGCTGAGCTATGTGTCCGGTGACGGTCAGGATGCGGTGTATGAGGTCGTCGCGGCGCAGGCCACGCTGACGCTGGGCGCGGGGCAGCTGATCCAATTCGCGTGGCCCGGTGCAAACACAGCAACAGACCCCACTGCGACCATCGGGGAAACCGCTTTCACCATTCGCGCTTCCGATGGTGCGGCTCTTGTCGCGAATGATCTGCATGCAGTGTCTGTCCTCGGGCGTATCCACTCCGGTACCGTAATCCGCGTGCTCAACCTTACGCGCATCGCGGATGTTCCGGGGTTGGGCGCCAAGATCGGCGCCCTTGATGCATTCGATCTTGCAAACCAACAGGACGCGGCCGAGGCCCTCAATGAGGCGCTGGATGCACAGGCAGCGGCGGAGGTGGTGCGCACTGATAGCGGTGGTATCTACAAGACACAAATTTCGACAGGATTGCTGTCTGATGTCATTGCACCTGGACTCTACCTTCCCAGCGGGCTGTCTGATCGACCTCAGTATGCGCCTGCAAATGGCGGATTGTCGGTATGGCGGACTGGGAGTAATTGGGTGCGACAGGTCTACTATGACCTTGCTGACCCGGCCCGCGCATGGGAACGCTCAGTGAATACGAGTACTGCGGCTGTCAGCGCGTGGGCGCCGACCGCAGGCAGCGGTGTATATCTGTCGAACCCGACTTCTGGCAATTTCAACGACTTTGTCATGTCGGGTAGGCACTTGATTGCT